TAGATGAAGGTGTAGTAGAAGTAGGTGTAGGTGTAGGTGTAGTAGGTGTAGGTGTAGGTGTAGGTGTAGGTGTAGGTGTAGGTGTAGGTGTAGGTGTAGTAGACGTAGGTGTAGATGAAGGTGTAGTAGATGAATGTATAGTAGATGTAGATGAAGGTGTAGTAGAAGTAGGTGTAGGTGTAGGTGTAGTAGGTGTAGGTGTAGGTGTAGGTGTAGGTGTAGGTGTAGGTGTAGGTGTAGGTGTAGGTGTAGGTGTAGGTGTAGTAGACGTAGGTGTAGATGAAGGTGTAGTAGATGAATGTATAGTAGATGTAGATGAAGGTGTAGTAGATGAAGGTGTAAATGGTAAAGGTTGTGTATCACTGGAAGTTGTTACAGTACTAGTAAAAAACAATAAATATATTATTAATGATATTCCTGCTGTTATACCTAACAAAATTCCTGTTAATAAAATTAATTTAAAATTTTTCATTTATTAAAAACTATAAAATTAATTTTATTAAATAATAAAACTTAAATAAGAAATTGCGGATTTAATCTATAACTAGGTCATCATTCATAGAAAATAATCCAAATATTATTCAATATCTATATTCCATTTAAACTTTTCCTAATAAATTGAAATAAAAGAATATCGCTACAATATATTTCTTTACGTGACATTTTTTTAAACTTATCATATATAACAGCATTGTTTAACATAAAAAATGGTTGATCTTTTGTTATATATTCATCGATTCCGTTATTGAATTCCATATATTTCCAAGCGTATCTATGATCTATTGATTGAACTTTAGACGCTTCATCAAAGAAACTTTTTTCATCATCCATAAAATTTCTCAAAGATCGATGCCCAAATTCTCCTAAATAAATTCCTTTCCCTTTTGTTTCTTCTAATATTTTTTCATTACTTTCTACCCATTTTTTCATTATTGAAGCATTTTGATGACATGCAAAACCCCAAACACATGGTGCTATGATTTTATAACCATAGAATTCATAATCATTTAGTTTATCAAAAACACTTTCTAAATTATTGAAAACTATTGCATCTGAATCCAACCAAATTCCTCCATATTTACATAACAATTTAGATCTAATATAATCAGTTTTTTGAGCCAATTGATTACTATTACCAGTCATATTATCTAAATAAGGATTCCAATCTATGTAATCTTTTACAGTATCTTTATTTAACCGAACAACTTTGTAACATTTTCCTTCTGAACTATACAAATCAACACTTTCATGACATAATTCAATATAAGGTATTCCATTAGGATATTCTGGAGAATTTTCCCAGTACTGCCAAACTATTCTTTCAAACATCTTTTTTATATTAACATCATTGTTTTTCTTTAATATAAAAAATACAAAATCAGATATTTAAAAAATCACCACTGGATGATTTAAAACCGCTAATTCCAATTTTTTCTTTTATTTCTTTTTGATTTTCTTCTTCATCTTTCAAATTATCAATAAAATTTTTAAGATTTTCTTTAAAATTACTGTATTCTATAGAATTCAAATAATCTTTTAATTTAAAAACAAGTCTTTTCGATAACTTAAAAAAATTAGATAAAACTGTATTATTTTCAAGACGTTTTATAGTATAAGAATCATTTTTAAAATTTTCTATATTAAAATTTTCATTTAACCAATATCTTCCACTTATTTTAAATAAATTATCAAAAGGTATATTTTCTTTTTCTAAATAGTCAATTCCTTTTAATATCATCATTTTCTCACCTAATGATTTTGATTTTAAGACTATTTCATTGATTTCAGTATCATCAAATAAATTTAAAAATATATCAACTTTTTCTTTAAGAAAATTCTCTTGTTCTTTTGACATATAAGAACATTCTAATAAAAAAATTTTTGAATCAGGATTTTTTTCTTTAATAGAATATATAGTTTTTAAAGTCTCATGTTGTCTTCTAGGATGATGACAAAAACTTTTTTCTAAATGATTGTCAGTAATTTTTATAACAGAAGTTATTAAAAATATATTCATTTTTTTTAATATTTTATTAATATAAATAAAAAAATGAATATATTTTTAATAACTAAAATATCACTAACCCTTGTTTTGCTTATATTAAATATTTTATATATATATTTCACTTCTATGAACGATACTCCAATAACTACACAAAATTCGAAAATTGTTGTACTTTCATGGGTTATTGCAGTATTCGGTTTTCTAACTTGTGTATTTGCAGCTAGTGTACCGCTTCCATTTAACTTAAAAATGTCATTTTTTATTATAGGAATTATATTATTAGTTATTGGTATTAGTGGTTTGATTGTTGGAATGAATAAAAATGAAGAAAATAAAGCTGACGATTATAATAAAATTTCTTCAATTTTATCAATAATTACATTTTTTACAATCGGAAATTTGTCAAGCTCAATTTTTCAAATTTAGTTCTTTTCTATTTAAAATTAGGTAGTGAAAAATGATTTTTCAAACATATATTCCTACGTGGCTTTCAAGATGTGTGTATAATAGAATAAATAATATAAATAGATATATTACTTATTAATTTTCCTGTAAAAATTTAATCCTAATAGAGCTTAAAATACTTGATATTTTATTGAGTTCAATACCATTATTTTTCCAAAAAACATGTGATTCTATATAACTTATAATTATTGGACGTAAAAAAGATTTTAAAAAATGTTCCTTGATTTCGATATTATTTTTAAAAAATTCCAAAAATAAGAATTTCAATATATTATCTTTAATATAAACCCATTCTATTGGTTTTTCATCTTTACTTTTCTTTTTAAATTTATCAAAAATTACATTGAGAGGATTTTCTATAAACTTTTCCCGATATAAACCGAAATAATCATGAACGCTTTTATTTTCACCCAGTTCGTGGGTATAAATAGTAATTGGTTCGTTAGTAATGTGTTTAACAAGTGCATTCATGTTAACAGGGTGAAAACTCTTGTATACAAATTTTTTTTGAGAATATGTTTGAGGCGAGCCTATTTTTCGCCATCTTTCTCTCATATTTTTACGATTATTATGACACTGTGTTGTGTACTGTAAAGACTCATAAGGCGATAATGAAAAAATATAACAAAGGACACATGCGACGACAATACCAGACCTCCCATGTCCACCTTTACAATGTATATACAACTTTTCTCCAATTTGAAGTTCCCTGACGGTTTTTGAAATATGTAAAATTAACCTTGAAAAGGCTTGTAAATCCGTCGGTATGTTTTGATCCATAATGGGAAAATTTAAGTATGTCTGAGAAGTTATGTAGGGCACTATTTTCTTCTCATCATGATAAGTTAAATCTATAAAATGTTTTACACCCTCTTTTTCAAGCTCGTAAACTGACTGTTGCGTTGGAAAGCTACCAAACAATGCCTTGTCTTTAATAAAATATGAAGAAGATTCCATTAATTTTTATTTATTATTTTCGTTCTTATAAATCGGAAATTCAAAATATTCAGGTCAAAAAATTCTCTATGCATATTTTTATGTATTATAAATAAATATTTAGGATATATTTTATATCTTTGAGGTATAAAATCATGATATTGAAAGGGGGTTAAAGTTATTAACCCCCTTTCATCATAAGCAGAAATAAAGGTAAAAAGGTATTATTTTTATATAAAAAATAAATAATACCTATTTTAAATAAATGGAATCAATTCAATTAAATTAATTCAGGTCTAAAGAAATATATTTATATATAAAAATGGAATTAATTAATGAAATAGACGAAACCTTTATTTTCAACGAGAAAGAAATACGAGTTTTAGGCTCTTATAATGAGCCTTTATTTGTGGCAAAAGACATTTGCACTATTTTAGGTCTATCAAACGTAACAGAAGCTTTAAAAAGTATACCTCAAAAATGGAAAAAGATAGAAAACCTGACTTCAGTTTCTCTGAAGTCAGATATTTTATATCAAGAACAAGGACGAAATATGATTATTTTATCTGAGCCTGCAGTATATAAGCTTATTATGCGTTCAAATAAACCGGTGGCACAAAAATTTCAAGAAGTTGTATGCGAAGACATTTTACCTACTCTAAGAAAAAAAGGTGAATATAAGATACAAAGTATTATAGATAGAAATAAAGAACTTGAAGAAGAGAAACTAAAAATAGAAGAAGAAAATAAAAGATTAGAATCACAGAAAATTGAGATCGAACAAAAGTTATTTGTTGAACAAAAAAATGTTATTAAAACTAAACTTAGCTTAGAACTAAACCAGAAAAAATTTAGACATAGATATAAGTTTATTGATCAAGGAGGATGTGTTTATATATTAAAAGATCCTGAAAATCCGTTAAATAAATTCAAAATAGGTTTTACTGATGATATAAATGAAAGATTAAGAAGTGATAGAACAATGATACCAACAATAAAAGTTTTATTTATTATGTATACTCCTCATTATGAATTTTTTGAAAAACTTATAAAAATTAGATTCGAAGAACATTTCCAATTTCAAAGTCATGAATGGATTATTTTAGATAAGTTTGAGAATGTAAATTTCATTATTAATGGTTATAAGGAAATAGACAAGTCTTGTGTCTTTCATAGTAAAATTGAAGAAAATTTATGGCAATACAATTTAGAAGACCCCCCTATTTCATTTAAATCAGAAGAAAAATCAGAAGAAAAATCTGATAATGAAGATGGATGTGATAATGAAGATGAACAAGAATCTGGAGAAGAAGAATCAAAGTGTGAAATATCACTTGAAGCCGATTCTGAATTATTTGAAAAAAAGCATTTAAATTTTGCTGGAAAGTTATCTTTAATTTTACCAACTTATTTACTAAGATATGATTATGATAAGAAAAATGAAGTTGCTGGAGACGGTTTTAGATACTGCAATGGATATTGTCAGGGATACCAGAATATAAATTTATTTACTAAGAAAAGTCTTTCACCTCTTACAATATGTATGAAATGTGATTCAATGATAGATATAGCAGATATAAAAATAACTAATGGTGTTTTAACACCTGAACAAATTAGAAGAGATCCTACACTTTTGGAAATTAAAGATAACGAGCAAATATGTAGAAAATGTTATAAGATAAAAAACAAGGATGAATTTCAGGAAAAAAGAAGACAATGTAAAAATTGTAGAAATGGAACACGAAGTAAACACGGTAAAAATTTTGATA